ACTCAAAGCTGCATCCAGAGCTGCCTACGCTCGGGCAAGAGCTTATAGATTTCAGCAATTCGATCGGATTTCCATTGCTGCCGTGGCAAGAATGGCTTGCACTTGAGTCGCATCGTGTCAAGCCTGACGGCCGATGGCTGCATCCGCTTGTGCAGCTAGTGGTTGCACGCCAGCAAGGCAAGACGACATTCATGAAGCAACGCATTTTGATGGGTTTATTTGAGTGGAATCAAGGCTTGCAAATCGGCACAGCTCATCGATTGACAACATCGCTGGAGACATTTCGCGATCTTGTGCAGGCAATCGAGAGCAATGACGGTCTGGCAAAGCAAGTCAAGCGTATCCGCTGGGCTCATGGATCCGAAGAGATTGAGACTTTGTCCGGCAATCGGTACATGGTCAAGGCTGGCGCATCAGCTGCGCGTGGTATCTCAAAGCCTGCCACTGTTCACATCGATGAAACCCGTGAGCTCAAAGACGAATCCACATGGGCATCCCTGCGATATACGATGATGGCCGCTGAGAATCCACAGCTGTGGAGCTATAGCAATGCCGGAGATCAACACAGCAAAGTGCTCAATCAATTACGCGAGCGCGGCTTGGCAGCGGCGTCCGGTGCAGATGATGACATTGGTTATTTTGAATGGTCAAGCGATTACGACTTGATCGATGATTCGCCAAGATTTTGGGCTGGGGCTGCAATGGCAAATCCTGCACTTGGCCACACAGTTCACATCGACAATCTCAGAGCTGTCATGAATGATCCACCGGATGTCGTGCGTACCGAAGTTTTGTGCCGCTGGGTGCAGACAATTGATTCGGCGATTCCAGCTGGAGAATGGGCTGAGTGTGCCACCGATGGTTTAGATTTAGACTTGGAAAAAACTGTCTGGCTTGGGCTGGACTGTTCACCGGATAGACGCGACGCGGCTTTGGTCGCAGCTCAGCGCATTGATGATAATCAATTTGTCGTGAAGCTCCTGCACACTTGGCACAATGCCATTTCACTTGATGACAAAGCGATCGCAAATGATGTCGCCGATTACTATCAATCAATGCCAGTCGAGGTCGTGGCATTCTCCAAGCGCACATCGTCAGCTGTGGCCAGTAGGCTTGTGCCAGCTGGAATCCCTATCATGGACATCGATGGCGCGCTTTACGGTCAAGCCTGTGATGAATTCTTAGGAGCTGTCACATCGAAAAGACTCAGACACATGAATCAACCGGAGCTGACCAAGCAAGTGTTATCGGCGGCGAAATTAAAATTTGGCGATGGTGGATGGACTATCGGCCGGAGAGCTTCACAGAGCACTGTGTGCGCGACGGTTGCTTGTGCGCTAGTCACGCATTTTGCGACACGCCAAGAGACGGATCTTGACATCATGGTCTTTTGATTGTAGCCAGCCAATAAAATTTCCACATGGGAATCCGTGATTTTTTTGTGCCTGCCAAGACTGATGCGCCAATAGTCGATGCGTCATTGGCTCCGGTCAATTCCATTGATTCAATCGGTGCTCCATTTTTCGGCGGCTTACAAAGTGCATCGCGATCCGAAGCTATGGGCGTGCCAGTCATTGCTCGCGCTCGTGGAATTATTTGCTCGACTGTGGCATCTTTGCCATTGGATACAAAGACCAAAGCAACAAATGAGCGTGTGTCATCTCCACGCGTCATCAATCAACCAGATCCACGAATCACAGGCGCAGAATTTTGGGCGTGGATGGTTGAAGATTTACTTTTCAGGCCAGCCGCTTATGCTGTCGTCACCGCTAGGTACCAAGACACCGGACGCATTCAAGCAATGGAGCGCGTTGCACCGGAGCGCGTCGGTATCTTTACAAATGCCAATGGCACACAAATTGAAAGTTACACGATCGATGGCGTACCAATCGCAGCGGATCAGCTTGTCGTCTTTGGCAACATGCAAGAAGGATTGCTCAATCGCGCAGGCCGCACAGTAAGAGCTGCGCACGCCTTGGAGCGAGCCGCTTACGATTTCGCTTTAAATCCTGCGCCACAAATGGTCGTCAAAACAAATGGCACGAATTTGCCGAAGGAGCGACTCCAGGCATTAAAAGAGACATTCTTAAATCGCACTTCAAAGTCGGTCACAGTGCTCAATGCAGATGTATCATTGGAGACTGTCGGATTCGATCCGAAACAATTGCAAATGAATGAAGCGCGTCAGTATCTTGCTTTGGAATTGTGCCGCGCCATTGGATTACCGGCATGGTTTGCATCAGCCGATCCATCATCGATGACATATTCCAACGCTGTTAATCAGCGTCGAGATTTGATTGACTTTTCAATCCGTCCAATCTTGACAATTATTGAGCAGCGTTTATCACTTACGGATTTTACGCCAGCATCACAATATGTCCGCTATGACCTAGACGATTTCTTGCGCGGCAATCCTTTTGAAAGAGCTCAGGTGTACGAAATTCTCAATCGCATTGGGGCAATGACCATCGAAGAAATCAGAGACGCAGAGGACATAATCGGATGAAACTAACCACACCAATCACCATCACGGCAGCCGATTCGGAAGCTCGCACAATTTCCGGTCGCATAGTTGCATTTGATGAGCAAGCCAACGCATCAACTGGCAAAGTCGTATTCGCAAAAGGCAGCATTGATCCAGCTCCGGTCTTTCTTAATCTTGAGCACGATCGCACGCGCAGAATTGGCAAAAGCATGGAGATGACACTTGATGGCGATTCAGCGATCAATGCGACTTTCAAGATTAGCAACACACAAGCCGGAAGCGATGCACTCATTGAAGCGATGGATGGATTGCGCGATGGATTTTCCGTCGAGCTTAGTGTTGAAGATTATGTTCAAGAAAAGGGATTCATGAAAGTGCTTAAGGCTGAGCTCACAGGCGTCGCGCTTGTCTCCGAGCCTGCCGTACGATCAGCAAGAGTCGCTGAAGTAGCTGCGACGACAGCTGATGAAGATTCCACATCCGCACCGGATGAGGATGCAACACCAACACCAACAACAGAAGGAGACGAAGTGGAAAACACCGTCACAGACGCGGCAGCCGTTACAGAGACGGTCGAAGCCGCACAGCTCGTCACAGCCGCCAGCAGCACAGGCGTCTTTACAACAAAGCCACGCTTAGATTTCTCAGCTCCAAAGCAATTGGAAATGACAATCAAGGCCACACTCGGATCAGATGAGGCTCGCGCTTATGTCGCAGCTGCCGCTGATACAACAGACAATGCTGGCCTCATCCCTACACGCCAGCTCACAACGGTAATCAACGGGCTTGCAAATAACACAAGAAGCGCGATCGATGCAATCACGACAGGTGTCTTGCCTGACGCTGGAATGTCTTTTGAAATTCCAAAGATCACCACTCTTCCAACAGTTGCAGAAACATCTGAAGCAGGCACACCATCCAACACAGATCAAGCCTCATCATTTGTTACAGTCTCAGTCAAGAAGTACGCTGGGCAACAGCAATTTTCTGTCGAGCTCTTCGACCGATCTTCGCCGCTCTTTATTACCGAGCTCATGAATAACATGGCCGCACAATACGCAGCTGCAACAGACAAGGCTGTCTATACTGCACTCGCTTCAGGCGCGACAGCTGATGCGACAACATTGACAACATATCCAACAGCTTCAGAGTTGCTCGGATTTGTTTCACGCGGCGCAGCATCTGTGTATTCAAATACTCAGGGATTCGCACGCAACATCTTGGCCAACACTAGCCAATGGGCAAATTTGATGACACTCAATGACAGCGGTCGTCCAATTTACATGGCAGCACAGCCATCAAATGCAGGCGGCGTCGTGCGTCCAGATTCAATCCGCGGCAATGTCGCCGGACTTGATCTCTATGTCACTGCAAATGTTCCAACAGCAAATGACACTGACAAAGATGATTCAATGCTCATCATCAATCCAACTGCCTACACATGGTATGAATCACCAACATATCAGCTTCGCGCTGATGTAATTGCGTCCGGTGAAATCCTTGTCGCAATGTACGGATATGGCGCAATCGCGACCAAGATCGGTGCAGGCGCATTCGGTATCAACAAGACCTGATCGATAACAAATAACTAGACATCGGCCGCTTCGCTCCCGAGGCGGTCGAGCAGATGAAGGGATGGACTCATGTCGGCAATAGTTTCAGCGTCATCGCTGCGATCACTCCTTGGCGTGAGTTCATCCCTGTATTCTGATGCGTATCTGGACGACATCATTGACACTGCCGAAGGCGTGATTTTGCCAATTCTTACGCAAAACACGACAGCAATTGTCAGCTATGAATTGGAATCCAATGTCGCTTATTTTTACACACGGGAGCCACACACTTTCGCCGTAGGTCAATCGATAGTCGTCACAAAGATGCCTGCACCATTTACGGCAACACACACAGTCACGACTGTTGAAAATCTTTATTTCACGGCCGCGCTTACAAATGCAGATGTCACGATCCGTCAGATCATTCCGAATGGCATCGCAACCCTATCCGGCTACGGCGCGGCCAACTATTACATAGGCAATGCAAATGTCGAGAGCGCAATCTTGGCTGTCTCGGTTGAAGTATTCCAAAGCCGAACAGCGGCAGGCGGTCAGATCGAAGGCGTGGATTTCAGCCCGACACCATTCCGCATGGGACGCAGCTTGACCAATCGCTGCATCGGCTTGCTTGGTGATTTGGTTGATACTCGATCGATGGTGAGCTGATGCCAGCGTCATCAATTGCCGTCAATATCCGCGGCGCAATCAAAACAGCCATTGCAGGCGTAGCGGCTAACACCTACGACTTTGTCCCAGAGGCTCCAATCGTGCCATTTGCCGCCGTCGTGCCAGCATCGCCATATCTTGAAGCCAATCTCATCGGCACATCGACGCGTGTCAAAGTCAATCTTGTCGTGACAGTCGGCGTCGCCATGTACTCAAATGCAGCTGCACTCGACAACATCGAGAAGCTGGTGCTCAGCATTCTGGCGGTTATCCCGTCAGGTTACACAGTCGGCTCTGTGTCTAATCCAACGCCAATCTCAATCGGAGCGTCCGACATTCTCGCGTGCGAGATTGAAATATCAACCCAATACACACAAACTAACTAGGAGTAATTATGCCAACGACCGTCATCACCGGACGCGATCTAGTATTGACGATCGCTACCGTAAATTACGATGCACAAGCAACATCAGTCATTCTTTCAAATGAGCACACCATCGAGACTTTTCAGACACTTGATGGCCGCGCTTACAAAGCCATTGATGATCAATGGACACTGGAGCTTGAAATGCTCGCAGATTGGGGCGCGACCGGATCACTCTGTGAAGCTCTATGGACAGCGTGCGAATCTGCACCAAATACCACTTTGGCAACATCGCTAACAGCTGCAACCGGAGCGGTATTCGCTTGCAATGTCTTGCCAGTGTTCCCATCTGTCGGCGGTGCAGCACCAGACGCTCAGACTGTGTCACTATCATTTACAGTGGTCGGTACACCTACCGAGACATTTAGCTAAGAAGGAGATCGGGAGCATGAAAACAAATATCACAATTGAATACACATCGGGCGAGGTTGCCACTTATGTGGCAGCTCCGCCTGAGTGGTGCAAATGGGAAAACAAGACAGGCCACACCATCACACAAGCGGCAGAAAAGATCGGGGTCTCTGATCTTCTTTTCTTGGCGTATCACGCTATGAAAAGAGAAGCCGCTGGCAAAGCCGTCAAGCCTTATGAGGCATGGATCGAGACAGTCTCGGACATTACGACAGAGGTGGCAGACAGCCCAAAAGATACGCCGCTGGAAGCTTAAATCGCACCATCGTGGAGCTGGCAATTGCCACGCAAATCCCGATGAGCGAGTGGCAGACAGCGGAGCAAATCATGACAGCAATCGAGATTCTGGAGAAACGGAATGGCAAATAAAAAAGGCACATTTGCCATTACT